ATCTAATACATCTCCAGCTTCAAGAGCCCAATCTGTCGTTGTTTTAATTTTATTAGATATGCTATCTGCTGTTCCAACTTCTCTATAATGTCCATCGGTTCCTGAATCGTCAAAGCTTAATAATAACCTTTCTCCATTAAGATATACATCTAAAACAGCTTGTCCAACTTTATAACTACAGGGTATTGTTACTTCTGTTCCTGCTGTAACTGCAGATGTGATTTTTAGGTGATATTTATGTGTTACTAATGCGTCTACACCATTCTCTCCTTTGGGTCCTTGCAAATTTTTATATACAAATTCTTCTTGTCCTTCTGTTCTTACTCCCAGAGAAGTTCCTTTCCATTCAAATTCTAATGACTTACCCTGCTCGCCTTCTGGTCCTTGACTTCCTTGGGGTAGCACTAAATTTAGCTCTTGATTTGGTGCTTCTCCTGTTATTGTTGCAGAAGCATTTTCCCCCATCTGAACCTTTCCTATTGTTAAGGTGTTAGCCTCTCCAATTTCGCCTTTTGGTCCTTGTAAGTTTTTGTATACAAATTCTTCTTTTCCTTCTGTTCTTACACCAAGAGAAGTTCCTTTCCAGTCAAATTCTAATGACTTACCTTGCTCGCCTTTTGGCCCAGTCGGATAAATGTTTCCTCCAGTTATATTGCAACTTTTCATCTTGCCTTTTAAATTACAACTATCTAATCCCATACTATACACCTGCCTTTGCTGGATACAAAATAAATTCTGCTGGTCCATCATTATCATATCCCACAACAGTTTCTACTTCATTTAGTGATATTTCGTACCAATATGTGTTTGGTTTATTTATATTAGGACAAAATTTTGTATCTTCTTCTTGAATATTAATTACCACCTCTTCGGTTTCTTCTGTTATTATGACTTCTTTTTTCAGTAGTTCTTTTTCATAATTTTTCTTTTCAAAAATTCTTAACTGTATCTTATCTCCATTTTTGAATTTATAATTTTCTGAATCCGTAATTGGAATCGTTAAGTTTATACTAACAGAATCTCCTCTAGACATCCTAATAGTCTTATCCTCTATTTCTATCATACCCTTACTCCTTTAATTCTTTATAAATCCATATATATTTAATATTGCCATTACTCTTCCACTGTTTACCATCGCATTTTTTTGATTAGTATTATAATCACTACTAAATGTAGGCACCGTGTCAGTAGTCTGTATGACAAACTTATTTATTCCCAATGATATTTTTGAACTAATATCTAGTGTAGTCTTTGCTTCTATTTTATTATTTGAACTTGATGGCGTAGATGGTTGCCAACTATTATTATTATCAAAAATATTCGTAACTTGATTTAATTTTTCAGTTTCATCTTGAAAATCACTTTCCCAATCTCCTTCGAACTTTCCTTCAAGAGTAGCTTTATAAATTCCTATATTTCTTGTAAATCCCCAATATAGGCTATTCCAAAGTGCTGGTTGATGAATTACAGTAATATACGCCTTTGCTACTTTAAAATTATCTGGGATATCTGCATATATTTTAATAATTGACTTTGTAAATTTATCATTTGCCAGATCTACATTTAACCCTAATGGCATTAATCCCTGATATCCCATATTACTTCCTAAATACTGTAGGTTTGTCATCAGTCCATCATCCGTGATTATTTTTGAACCATTTAATAGTGACACATTTCCATATTCGTCTAACTTGAAATTCTTTGTATCTATAGTGCCATTATTAAGATTTATTTTTGTTCCTTTAGAATTACTTACATAATTTACAGAAGTTATAACTCCAGTTTTTATGTTTTCTCCAGCTATTGTTGTACTTCCACCAGTTGATAGGTCTGTAAACTTTACATAGTCTTTGGTTATTTGCTGAACTGTCCCTTGTAATACCGTAAGTTTTTCGCCTTGTTGTAATGCAACAGTAGTAGAATATTGGTTAGACGGTACAAAGTCTGCTTCATCATAAGTTAATTCAGCTGTTTTACCTAATTGGCATATATATAATATTCCTTCTTTTTTTATCCACCAATCTCCACTTGAATATGGAGTTACTGGAACATCGAAAAAAACTTTTCTTTCATGTTCATCGGTTACGAGTTCTGAATTTGTTAGTGCCATTGCTTGTACCAAAGAAGTATCCTTATTTCTTTTCCAACCACTTTCTGAATATTGATATACATATCCTGTTTTCCTATCATAATATATATCTCCATAGTGTTCCGGTGGTAAACTCCAATTTATATATGGCTCATTTTGTAATGTTGGTATATTATCATAAAACCAGAGTGATACTTCACTCTGGCTATCTAATACATCTTTTAGATTTAAGATTAAAGAATGCAATATATTATTTATTTCATTATGAATTTGCAATATGGATTTTTGAGCATATTCTATATTTTTCTTTAGTCCTAATAGGCCTGCAAAATCATACTTTTTTTCTAAATCTTGAGCAGTTCTTACTCCATTTGCATCTTGTTTGCTTGCCATGTTTCCTCCTTCTACCAGCTTACTTTTCCATTTTTGTAGACTGTAAAGCCTTTTATCTTCTTATATGCTTTTAATTTTTCATCAGATGTTATATTTAAAGTATCAACATATTTTGCTAACGTACTTCTTTCTCCAGATGTTAATTTGTACTGCATTCCTAGAAGTAATAATTTCTGCTCATAAGTCATTTTAGCCGAGTTAATATATTCATATACTTTTCTTTGTTTACTACCACTTATTGCTTTTCCATTTATAGTTTCATTATCTGCATAATCACTATCAAATCCTTGTTGTTTGTATTTTAAATATTCATCAATATCTGTATTTGCATAATTCATTATTTCATATTCTGTGTCTTGTTCATTCTTAATATAAGTTGAATATATGGCTTTCTTTTCTTTATCACTATATTTTGAATTTAATAATATTTGTATTTTATCTTTTTGTTTTAAACTCTGATTTTTATTAAGGGTTCCATTAGCTCTTTGTTTTTGAGTTTCCTGGTACACTTTCTGTTTGTAGTCAGAATAAGTCTCCGTTGATATATTGCTATTCTTTTGTTTAGTCTCTTCATTCATTGAAGTCCATTCTCCACTACCATTCTTATAATACTCTTGGTCTCCAATTTTAGCCGAATTTTGAGTTTTTGTGAAATTTGTATAATTTTGCAAACTACTTTCTGCTAGTTCATTAATCTTTTCTTGAATCTCTCTAACTTTAGCAGTCTTTTCCTTATTTGAAATATTGCTCATTTGTACATTACGCTTTTCTTTATACAATTCTCCCATTTCTTTTGAGGTATTATTTAAATACTTAAGCTGGATTTCATCTTCATCTGTTGCCAATGGATCATTTGCAATTTGATTTTGCTTCTCCAAAGTTTCATAAAATTTACTTACATATTTATTTTTCAAGACACTATCAGTTGTAAATTTATCTTTAAATACATTCTGTTTTGCTTGTGGTGTAATCATAGGTAGAAGAACGTCTCCTACACCACCTGAGTACTGGTCTATTAGATAATTTATTTTCTTTGGACTAGCATTAATTTTACTACCAAGCCATTTACTAAATTCATCTGTAGTTTCATCATATTGGTTTTTAGGCAATTCTTTTTGCAGTCTACTTGATACTAGATCACTTCCATACCATGTTTTATTATTTTTAACTTGCATTATAGGTGCTAATATATTATCTTCTAATGGATTGTTTGGTGCTACCTGGTTTATTACAGTATCCTTAAATCCTTTCCATGCATCTTCATTACCTTCTATAGATTCTAGTGTTCTCCTTGCTGCAGCTCCGAATACACTTAGCACTCTTCCTTTAGGTATTCTTATAAACTTCCCTTCTCCAGTTTTAAACAAGTAATATAAATCTTTTGTACTTTCGGGTAATTTTTCATAGTCCTTATCATCATCTAACAATATATGATTTAAAATCGATGGTACAACGCCCATAAGTGTTGCTTTAACTAATAAATTTACATATCCTTTTGCTCCTTTTTGTTCTGAAAAATTTCTAAATTGCTTATCCAGCCCTTGAATAGATGCATTTAAGAAGTTAACTCCATTTCTATTTATGGCTTTTGTTATATCTCCTCCACGTTTAAAATTAGTAGTTATTTCTGCTGCATTATACAAAGCCTCATTTAAGCTTTTTCCATCCTCTAGTGTAGAAATAAATTCAGACATTCTTGGCAGTTGTTCTACAATTTCATTTGCATTTCTTATTTTTTCTACAAATTTATTTGGCTTTTTCTTTATTCCCTCATTATAGTCGAAATAAGTATTGTTCATTCCTCCATTTGCCATATATGTTTCATAATATTCGCCTCTTGTCATAATCTCATTTAGAGCTTTCCCATAATTCTTTACAAATTTACTACTGTATTTTGAATTAAACATTCCATCTTGAAAATCTTTAAAAAAGTTTGTAACTATAAAAATTGGATTACTCGAAGTTAAGACACTTCTATGCAAACTTGTTACCTTTTGCAAGGCTTTTATCGGCAATGTTTCTTCCAATCTGCTTCTTTCTGTCGGCTTTAAACTTTCGTATAAATTGTCATCTATTTTTAGCTTTTGCAATTCGCCATTTTCAAAATAAGTATAATACTTATTTCCTTTTGTATCTGTATCAACCAATGTGTCTAATCCAAATAACATTGTCGGAGATAATTGAATTGATCCTTCTTGTTCTATATGAGCATTTTTTAATGTTTTTGCAAGTTCTTGTCCAAGCATATTTTGATTTATTAAACGTTTTATTTTTATGGCTTGTTGTGCCATAGTGTCTTTTAGAGGTTGTATATCAGAATTACCTCCAGTTGCACTTTTTATTGGAGCATTAACACCAGTTTTTTCTTTATCTCCTGCATATGTGCTGTCTTGCAAATCTCTAGAAATAGTTACATAATTTGGATACATTGCTTCGAGATATTTAACCATATCATTACTTAATAAGCCTGCATCAACTAAGCATTGTAAATTATTGTGATTAAATTTCTTAATATCTTTTGCATATTCTTTAAATTCTGGATGCTTTTGCTCTAATTCCATTGCTATTGCTGTAGACTCAGCTGGACCAATTTCCGAACCAAACACATATTTATTTCTTTCGCTTCTATCAATATTATGTTTGTGTAATAAGTATTCGCTAAACTCTTTAGTTAGATTTTGTTTTTCTATAGGTTCCCAAATTTCATTAATAGATTTACCTATTTTCTTTCCTTCATTATTAGTTTGTGCTACACCGATTTCGTATTGTCCCTCTGCAAATGAATTTAAATTTCTATCATATACATACTTTAATTCTGGATTGTTCGCTTCCTTAGATAACTTATCTATATAGTGACCTTTATTAATGAATTTCTGTGCTAATTCATCAAAACTGTCCTTAAATTTATACTTGTCATTTACATATTTCTCTAAGATATTTGCCTTTTTCTTTTCTGTCAATATCTCTGTTTTACCTTCTTTTTCATATATATCATTAAGAACTGAATAATCCTCATCTGTTAATAAATCTAATTTTTTCTTGTTTTCAAAATATTCTTTTGTCGGTATATTTAAGTTATTTTCAATATACTTTTTTGTATTTGAAAAATTGTCGATAGATACTGCATTGTTTTCTTGAACTTTTCCATGTTCTTCCCTTATTGGCAATTTATATTCTTTTAAGTTTTTTCCTGTTCCTTGCTGTTGATAGTTGTTTTCCACGAATTGTTGCCAGTCATTATTATTTTTTTTGGAATATCTTATGTCTGGATTATTAGTTGGATTTATATTATCTATATCCTTTATTTGGTTTGAATTAAAAACAATGTAATAAGAAATATCATCTTTATTAAGCTTTACTTCAATTCCATCATATCCATTTTTCTGTAACCATCGTGTCATCTTTGTTGTTGATGCGACGCCATTATTATCCATGATATCTGCTGATGAATCTATCTTTTTTATTTTATTTGCTAAATTTACTGTATTTTCTCCTTCAATAATAAACGGTCTTTGTATATTTAAGTATTCTTTGTAAATTTTTTTACTTCCACCATTAAAGTCCACGGATTCTTCAGAATAACTTTCGGCCATAAGCTCATTATCTGTAAAATAAAAACCTTTTCCAAAAACATTATCTTCCCTGGTCTTATCTAAATCAAATATTGTTATTCCTTCTGTATTGGAGCCATGATATACTTCTTTAAGATTACCGTTTTCATCTCGTACCTTGCTATTTTTAAAATACTCTTGCTGTTGCTTTGTTAGCTTTCTTCCTTGGTTATCTTGATGAGACAAATTAAAAGAACCTGAATTATTTTCAGATTCTACACGTCTTCTCCCATCCACCAATCTATTATCTTCATTCGTATGTTCCATATCAATTTTTTCAGAAATTTCATGACTAATTCCTCCTTTTTCATTTGTTTTATTATACATATAGTCCTTTATTTTATCAAGCAAATTCCTATTATTTAAATATTTTTGCAAATCCTTGTGTTGTGGCTTTTCCTTTGAACTTTCTGGTGCAATTTTTGCCATATTCTTATTGTTATACTTTTCTGCTAAAAATCTTTCTTTAGTATTTGTAGCTTCAATTTCTCCTAGACTATTGTAGTATCTTAATCTACTTTTTTTTGAGCTTGTTCCACCCTCGAATCCTTCTATGTTTTGAATTGCATGTTGTATCTCATGAATTAATGTTCCTTCAAAAGCTTTAGTATTGTTTAGGAGTTTAGTATTAATTACTATATTCTTATTTTCACGGTTAAATGACCCATTCGCTTTTCTTTCTCTTATTTCTACTTTATATTTTTTTAATTCGGGATATGCCTCAAATAATAAATCATGGTTCAATATATCACCTAGTTCATATGTTTTTCCTGCTTCCAATTTAATTTTAGGGTTTAGTGACATATCTTTATCTGTAATTTCAAATTTCCAATCTTCATTTTTGTCTTGAAACCAGTTTGTAGCTTTTCTTATACTTTCGTTATCTATACCATTATTTTGCATACTTAAAGCTTTATTATACGATTGCTCTATTATCTTATTAGAAGAATCTTGTCTTATTGCATTTTGCATTCCTTCCTTTCCAGCAATAGAATATTTTAAATCACTGTCATTTTTATTAAACTCTTGATTATATGCTGTTTCAAACTTATTTCTTATATCAGTCCAAAATATTTTTTCATTTTTTCCGCCAGTAAACTTATTTAATTTATCTATTACCCAGTTATATATTTTCCTAGCAATAGATTGATTTTGATTTACAAGTCTATTTACATATTCTTGACTTCCGAGTTCTCTTTGCAAAATACTCATTGTAGCTTCTTCATCAACTATTTTATTAAAATCTTCTTTTGATATTTGTATTCCATCGTTTTCATACGCTTGTTTATATGTGTCTTCTAAAGATTTCCTTGCATTCTCCCAATTTTCTTTTCTACTTGCATCTTTTAGTATCATATTTTGTACTTCATTTAACTCTAAATCATGGCCTAGCTCATGTATTGCAAGTTCTTGCACTCTTGTTTTTGTATCTTGTGAATTAGGATTAAATACAACTTCTCTGCCAGATATATTTCCATTTTCGTCATATGTAGGTTTCCATATTGAAAATACATCTTTATTATTTTTAAAAGTATTCTCATCAAAGTATGTTGTTATTCCTCTTTTATTATACATTTGATTTATTTCTTTTAAATCCTCATTGTTATAATCTATATTATATCTTTTGGCACTTTCATTAAAGTCTTTTATTACTGTTTTATTTGTATTATTATTCTGTTGCAATTGACTATTATTGGCTATATCTTGTACAGACTCTCTATTTAAAAGGTTCTCTGTGTTTGTCTTCCCTTCTTGATTGTTTAAATTATTAATTTGTTCATTTATTTTATCTTTTATATTCTGTTGTATATCTATTCCCGCTTCTTGTGCATCTTGCAGTGCTTGTTTATATTCTGTCTGTGAAACATTTTGACCATTATTATTTTTGTCAACAATTCCAATACAAGAATTTATTCCTAAATTTGCTCCTCCAACTATAGCAGCAACCAGTCCACCATTAATTCCGTCTTGCAACATTTTTTGTCCCATTCCTGACCAATCAGCCTTTTCTTTTCCTGCCACAGCAGTTGCAGAAATTTCTTGCAGTGGATCCATAATCGCTTCTTGAATAAAGTTATCAGCAATACCTATTCCATAATTTTTTAATACATCTTTTACTGAAGTTGCAATTTCTTTCTTGGCTATATTTTCAACAGCAGTTTTTGCACCTTCTTTTCCAGCACCAGATAATAATGCCTTGACTCCTGCTCCAGCTTTTTCAAAGTTTCTTATTCCTACTTCTTCAGTCGCCGCTTCTAAGCCTCCTAACACGGACGAATAAACTAATGCTTGTCTTTCATTCATTCCTCTTGATTTTGCATCATCTAAATACCCACCTGCTGCACTTGAATAAAAATACCCTGTTCCTAATGCTGGGTTTACACTACTTAAAACAGCTCCTACTCCCATTTGACCAATAGAAGGTGCTAATTCTGACAACTTCTGAGTTACTTTTCCACTCATGGAATTTATATTTTTTGACACAGCTTCATTGTCCTTTTGAATACTATTATTCACTGCTTCTTCTATAAAATTCTTATTTAAATCCTCTTCTTTTCTATCTTGTATTGGCATTGATAGATACTTAGCCCTTGCCAATTTATTCGTAATATCATTATATCCCTTATATCCCTTATTTACAGCTGTAGCATAGTTCATTGTCTGTTTAAGTCCACTCGATGCACCTCTTACAAGGTTTTCTCCTATACCTAAGATATCTTCGAATATATTTTTGTTTTTATAAGATATATTACTATTATCATAATATTGCTGTGCAGAGTTCTTTAAATCATTTTTATAAAGATCTTCATTAATTTTTGTTTCTATTGGTACTAGTAAATTATCCGCTGAATTTTTCGTTTTTATCTTAGAAGTAGCCCAATCATTTGTATTGCCGACATATATATTATTGTTTTGTCCGTATTTTGAGTTGAATATATTATTGAAATTATCATTTGCTTCTTTCTCTATGCTATTCCTAGAATTTAATCTTTCATTCACTTGGTCTTCTATTGACTGTAAATATTTTTTCTTTTCTTTCTCCGATAAATCACTTAATTTAAAAAAAGCCATTTTAGCCTCCTATTTTATACCATATCCATAATAAGCTAATAAAGCTTCTGGCGAATTGAATGTTTTCCCACTATATCCATCTTTAATGTTATTTTTTAATCCTGGTCCTTGAAGTACATACATTTTCTTTAATACCTCCTCAGCAGAGGTTGGCATCTGCTCTTTTGTACTTCCTTTAGATACAGTATTCGATGAATTTTGTAGCATATATGCATATTTAGCATTATACTCTTTTTGCCATTGTGCATCTGAAATTCTGTCTCTCTCTTTTTGGTATGCTAATTGTTGACGTTTATATTGCATCTCTTCATTAGCCTGTCTTATATTTTCTTCTAATTGTTTTCTTTGTGTTAATAAACTTGCTAATGTATTAAATAATTCACGTTTTGAAGATAGCTCACTATTTATCTGTGATAATGTATTTTGATACTTATTATCATATCTAACACCTAATTCTTGTAATTGCTGTTGTTTGGTTTGAATTAATGTGTTTTTATATTGAAAACCTTGCAGAGCTAATTCTTGTTGATTTTTTAGAGCATCAGCTGCAATCTCTGCAAGCGTTGTGTTATTAGTTAACTGTGCTTCTTTAATTGCATTATCATAATTTAATATAGCTGAATTTAATGTTTCTCTTGCTGTAGCGACTCTATTTTGATACGTGTTATACATACTTACTTTAGCTGTTTCACTATATCCACTATTTGAAAGACCATTTGAAGCTAAGTTTTCAGCATTTACACTATATGGATCTATTTGCTTTTTATAATCTGCATATGCACCCTTTTGTTCTTTTATATAATCCTTTTGCGTTTTATCTTTATTTTGATTTATTACATCAATAGTTTGTTGAGTCTTTTTATTTTGTAAATCTTCTTGTTGTTTTGCATAATCTTTTGAAGCTTGAATTTGGTCTTGATAAAATTTATCAGAACTATTAATCATTTGATTATAATCATTTGCTAACTCATTTTCTTTTTGCTGTTGCTCATTTTTTATATCAGTCAACCTAGAATCATTATAGTTTACATCACTCAATAGTCCTGGATTCTTTGTATAATTATTCACATAATCTTCTGCCGTTTTTATATAATCTTCTGCCATTTTTATCTCCTATCTTTTTACAAAACTTCCAATATAACTTTGTATTGTAAAATCATAAATGCTAAATGGTACATTACTCATAAATTTAAACTGTATTTCTTTCCATTTTTTCTGTTTAATTCTTGGTATTATATATCCTTTTGTATTTTTATAATCCTCTATTTTTTCAAATTCATTATTATCTGTTCGTACATATAGCGAAATTTCGTCTCCATCTATATTTAGTACACAGCCTTTTTTATTAGTTATTTTTTGATACTGCTCTGTATCAAAAGAATCCTGGCAAGTACACCAATATGCTTCTATACTTGTATTTACTTTAGTCAATGTATATATACCATCATCACTACACAAATATAAAATTCCATTTTTCACAGTAGCATAAGTAATTATTTTATTTAACTCCCAATAAAACCATTCATATTCTACATGATTATCTAGCGTAAACTTATCCCTTGAATTAGCTAAATATATATGGTTATCAACTATTACTAACAGATACCCATCATATTCTTGTACGATCAAGTTTTTATAGTTTTCTTCTTGTAATAGTTTACTATCTACTAATGAAGAACGATGTTGTAGAACCTGTTCTGTTGTTACATCACTACTTATTCCTTCCATTCCTCTATCTGAAAAAAGGACAATATCATCATTAAAATTGAGTCCTGTTGCCACACAACCTGTTGATATACTCGAATGAGTACTTGGATATGCTTTACCAGTATCATATGTTGCTGGCGTATGATAAAAGACTGTAGTATTAGCTTGTGATGGTTCTTTAAATACCCATAAAGCATTATTTCCAGCTACCAACGCTTTAATATTGGCACTATCTAGTCCTTCTTCATAATAATCTGTATCAGATACGTAACGAGGGTTCTCAAGTGAACTATGAAACAATGTATTTGGATAGTCTTGGTTTCCTGCAAAGAATACACGATTATCAAAAGGCTCTAATATTGTGCATTTTGTAATTCTTTCTCTATATCCTGGGATAGTTTTACAGAACTGTATTATTACATTATCTTGTCCGTCTGTATTAGGCTCATTAGGTGCAGTTGTAAATGTAATACAGCCTTTCAATGTATTTACTGTAAAGGCTTTTGTTTCTACTCCATCTATCCAGCATCTAGTTTTTCCGGTTTCAATTTCAGTTGTATCCAAATAATACTCTTTGCTCGTCCCATCTGCACAGAATGTATTCTTTCTATAACCTGTAAGTAGATTTATATCTTGGTATTGTGTTCCTCCACCTTCTGGTTTTCTTGAAATTGAAGTTGTTGGAATATATCCTTCTACCGTCTTACATTCTTCTCCATTGTACTCAAGGTAATTTATTCCATCTTTTATATACAAGATATTATTGTATATAAAACTTTGGCTTCTCTTCGGATTCATTCCAGTAGATTTTATTGTTTTCAGTTCCTTTGTATTCATATTATAATCATACAAGTTTGTACCGCAATGAATAATCATGTGCTCTATAGTATTAATCGTATAGAAAAATAAACCAAATATAGTATTATTAAAGCTTCTAAACAACTCTATATCTGGTCTACTTTCTATACATTTTCCTAGTTTTTTATAATTTTTCCATATATTCTTAGAATCTGGACTCCTATATTGACTAACCTCGTGATTTGAAAAGTCTACTCCTCTAAAATTACTGTATATTCTTGTTATTAAGTCTCCACTTTCTATCGACATTAGATTCCTCCATCTATATATACGCTTCCCTGTGACTGTCTTGGATCAAGCATTTGTTTTAATTCAGAGTATCTTTGTGCATATACTTGTCCATAGTTACTTGATACATCACTTTTTAATATATCTGCAGCAACACCATAAACCATACATTCTAATACTTCTGTTGCTAATTCAAACTTATAAGTATCCTCTGTATCTTTTGTGATAGCTTTTGGATACTTATAATAATATATAGTCGCTTTACCATCTTCCAAAAAAGTTACTATATTGTCATCAATATTATATTCAACGCCTTTTATTATCTTTAATTGATAAAAATCCGAATACTCCTCATTCAATATAAATTCTTCATTTTCAGTAACATTTACAGTATCTTTTACAATAATTCCTTTATATCTGAACAATTCAAACATTAACTGGTTAGTTACTGTATTAAATTTATTTGCTATGTCTGGATCATCGGTTAATTCCTTTTTATCAATGTCAATTTCTTCAATAAGTCTTAATACTCTTTGCTTAAAATCTCCGAGTGTCATAACTATTCCTCCTTGCCAGTTAATGCCTCTTTTAATGATTTATAATCATTTATTGCTTCATCAATTTCTTCTACCGGAGTACTATCTGCTGGTAAGAAATATCCTCTTCCTTCTTCCTCTAAAAGAAGCACTTCGCCTTCTTCAAGATTTATTTCCACTATACTCGTTGTTTTGTATCTTTTTGTATCTTTTACGAACTTAGAAACAAATTTTAAGTGTTCTAGCTTTTGCTCTACCATATCATTTTTATACTCTAGCTTTGTATTTTTATTTATAATTATCCCTTCATAAGGTTTCAGCTCTGGTTTTTCTACATAATACTTTTTCATTCTTTTTTCTCTCTTTCCGTCTATTTGTAGAATTGCACTACATATAACTATTATAGACATATATAAAAGGGCCAATTTAGCCCTTTTTTACTTATTTTTCTACGCAGGAATCTTAACACATTGTAATTCGTCTTGTGCTATAATCTTCATTCCATAAGTATCTAGACCTCTGATACCATCTGAGAATGCATTTTGTAGTCTTAAACTTTCAACCTCATTAATCTGTCCAGCAAACGCAATAGCAGTCTTACTTCTGACAATACAGAATCTGTTAGTTCCGTCACTGTATATTGCATTTGACATTACAACATCAAAGTTGTCATACATACCTACAATGCCTCTTCTTATTAATTCTGGGTTATTTGTAGATAGTTCAACTAAGTTATTTTTAAATGTTGAATATGTTGCTGGATCTATTTCTATAACTCCTCCAACATCAAAGTTTCTTTGTCTTAATGCAACTATTGCATCATCAATTGCAGTTTTTACTCCTGTTTGTGTTTTAGCTGCTGCAGTTGTTACATTTTTTGCACCTTCCTCATAAGTAGCTTTTGTTATTTCATAGTAGTTTGCTATATCCGCTTTAACCGGTTTTGCAACTCTTTGATATATCGTTTTTCCATTTATAGTTTTTTGTACGAAATAATCTTTAAAAGTTTTTATATCTGTGTCTTGTGTTTTTGCGTATGTAGCAGAAGCCTCACTTATAGTTGTTATACATTTTCCAGCAACTAATCTTCCAAGATTTATTTCTCTTCTTTGAGCTAACTTTGATGTAGCTTTTTGTTGATATTTTTCTGGTAACCCTGGAACAGATTGTGCCTTGTCAATATCTTTTACAGCAAAAGAGAAATATTCAGCAAATGCTATTGTTAATAATTGACTTGAATCTGACATATCTTCATAGTCAACTACACCTTGATATCCGCTTACAGTTGGATCTCCTACTCCTAAGATTTTAACAGTTTGGGCGTATTTACAATCTCCTTCGTACTCTCTTGTACAGTTTTTTATTAATTTTAGTTTTAATTCTAGGTCATCTTGAATTTTCTTTGACCATATAGTTTGAATAAAGTTTACTACTGACATTTATAATTCCTCCTAAATAAAAAATTACCAACGAGACATTGAATCACATACAGCTTTAAATAATTTTGGATTTTTATCAAAATCGGCTCTAGTAAACTTAGAAGCCTCATCTTTGGTGTAAAAGTCTTTAATTACATCTGCCGAACTATCACTGTTTTTCATTGACGCTATTGGTTTTGGCGCTTCTTTTGGTGGAAGCATTTTCTTATACATTTCATATATTTCTTTTGTCGTTGTCCTAGATGGATCAAACTTGTTAGCAAAATCTTTAAAATCGCTATCAGTTAAAATTTCATCTCCAACTCCTATACTTTTTAGCTCTTTAATAGCTTCTTGATTTTTTCTTTCATTTGCTAATTCTCTAAATAAGTATTTTTCACGTGTAGTCATTTTATCTACACCTTTTGAAGCAAGCTGATCTACAACATCGACTATTTCGTCATATCCACAATCTATAATTCTAGATGCGTCTGACTTAGCCAATGTTTCAACATCTCGCTCATCGTATTGAGGCAATTCTGGAATATTTACTCCTTGTTCTTTATAAAACTGCTTTAATTTTTCTGTTGATTCTTCAACAGAATTAGTTCCTAAACCAGCATTTAAAACATTTTGTAATTCTCTGTATTTAGCCTCATCATCATTTTTTGCACGTCTAACTCTTTCTTGTACTATTTTGTTGACTTGCTCTTGTGTAAACATTTTTCCCTTTGCAGTTTCTTTATTAGCAAATTCACTAACATTCGAATTATCTGCATCCGTGGCAATATTAGCTCCTTCCACATTTTCTTCTGCTGTTTGTGTAACAGTATTTTCATCAGTAGTTGGTGCTACTTCATTTTGATTTACAACGTTTAAGTTGTTTTCTTCTTCATTTCCCATTTTTTTCTCCATTTAAAGTCTGTCGACTGTTAATTCCTACATTCCTTTTAAGCCATTCAGCAGTTTTGGGCATAAAAAATAGACACGTATGTGCCTGTAATAACTTTATTAAATTATTGAGAAACTTGATTTAAATTATATTGACTATCAATTCTTTGTTGTGCCTCTGCCATTTGCGAAGCTTGTGCATCTGGATCATTTTGCAAAAATTGATTTGCTCTTTGAGTCTGCATCTGCATTTGTGCCTGTATTTGTGCTATATATTCTTGTTTTGCCTTTACTTTCTTTATCAGTTCTAGTAATTGTTGTTTAGGCATTGTACTATTATCTGGTAATGCCTCAACATAAGTTTCTAATTGGCCTATTTTTTGTGAACTAAACCAACCACCCTTAAGCAAATTTTCCATGCTAAGCTCTTGTGCATATTTATCATATGCAGAAATTGGAGTTATATCAATTTTAACTGAAGCCTTTAGTTTTGTTAATGCCTCTTCATTTACTTTTATAGGAGTTATAGTTTCTTCTCCAGTTATCTGATTTATACTTTTATCCTGTAATATCAATCCATTAGGGTTGTATGTAATAATCATATCAAGCCAAATTAATGATATTTGTTCTATAAAGTCTTTTAATGAAGCCATTTGTTCAACAAGAGGTTGCTGTGATGCATTCTGAACTGCTAATATTGCTTTACCAGATGCAGTTTCTGGATTTACTGCACCAGTTGTAATATCTCCAGCACCTGCAAGTTCCCTTGTTGTTTTTATTAAATCATTTTGTAATAACTCGACATCTGAACTCATTTGCATAGGTTGTGTGATGGCAAACATTTTCTTTACGTCTTCAACTTGTTTTCCTTTTACTTTAATAGTTCCTCCAACGGTATCAACAGCACTAGGGTTCTCTATTGCATCAACATTAACAATTTTTTGAGGATATGCGGTCTGTTTTGCCACCAAGGCTCTTCTCATTAGAGTTTTATTAACTTCTATCTGATTTGCAATTAAATTTCTAACTTCTCCTTCTCCTCTAGCCGAGCCTTCTTTATCTTCCCATAGCATATGGGCAATAGGATATCTCGTTAAACCACTATTTTCGTCTTTTATAATATCTAAATACCTTGTCGCCATAGTATAATATACTTTACCATTATTCTTATAAAACTTAGTTATAATTGTAACCTTGTCATCAACTTCATACTTAGCTTGATCTCCAGCTTCTTCCCAAGTTTGGTTATCTCCAATTATTTTTTCTAGTTCTTCTTTTGGTACACCTTCTGATGCTGCAAGATTTCTCGCTTCAATTACAGACTTTCTTTGTCTAATTAAAATATATGGCTGAGTTTGAATCTCACTATTATTCTCATCTCCATAGTAAATATCATTTTTGCTTATTTTTTCGGATATTGGCATTTTTTTATCATTATCATATCTCAAATATATTGGAGCTTCATCATTTATTGCAGCCTCTTTAGATATCTTTCTTATTTTGATATCCATTCTATCCTTTTCCCATATGTTAGCTGCCTTTAAGTTTAGTAACTTACATAGTTGGCTCGCTGTGTCTCTAAAATCCTCTTCAAAATTATCCGGATTATATACAATCCCCCATAAATTTTGATTAATTACAGCAACCTTATATTTAACCACTGGTTTTATAAAATTAAGTTGTACTGGCTCTATACTCTTTATTTTAAGACCTTCCCATTGATTACCATTATACATTCTGTGATTTTTATCCGTATCAGAATATACATTCATCATATATAGATACGACTTGCCTCTTTGATATAATTGCCATACTTCTGTTTCTTTCAATTCCTTTAAATCCATAACTTACTCCTTCAATGCTAAATATCCTTTTGTCCTATGCTTGTCCCATCATAGTGGTCTATGTTATATATTTCTGCTTTTTCTTGAGCTTCCTGTTCTTTTTTATATTCTCTTTCCATAACTTTTTCTTTGTGTTCTTCTACTTTATCTTGCACATTTTCTATGTATCTTATTGGATTTAAATCTTCTTTATCATGTTTTCCTAAATAAAAAGCTAACAGCATAAAAAAGCCATTAACTAACACTAATAACACTTCCATTGGCGTCCTCCTTCTTCATTTTATATAACTTCTATAGTTTCTCCATAATCTTCTTTAAACTTCTTATCATTTTCAAAACTATAAAATACATTTTCATTCACTACACTTTGAGTATTTTCTACCCTTGTTTTTTGTTGATCCCTTATGTAATATGTAATAGCTGTTCCCATAATTAAATCATCATGGCTACCTTCTTGTGCTTCTGGTCTGCCTTTTTCATTCTTAACAAATGTAAGAGCCTCTTTAAATATTTCAATATCTGTTATCGACTCTGGCTCTTCATTTATTATTCTTTGCAATTCTGCAAGTATTAGTGGTCTTGTATTTCTATCAGTTCTAAATCCATACCTTTTCTCTAATTTGCCTATATAATCATCTTCTTTTTCTCTTACATATAAATTAGGATATTCGTATTCTTCCTCTAATACTTTATTCGGATACGTACTAAAATTAGTTTCTATTCCTATTAATGCAGTATTATAGTAAATTCCTAAACAATACATTTGCCTTGTATAAAATGTTTCGTCTTTTTCATGTTTCAATACCGCTACAGTCTTTCCATTAGTGTTATCTATTACAACACCAGTAAAATTATCTGAACCGTCTCCTGCAGTATCTCCACCTAGTACATATGGAACACCTTTATTAGGTTTCTTATATATCTTTATAAATCCACCTTTATCACTAATCCATCGGATATTTATAATTTTCTTTTTGTTATTCTTTACAACCAAGTCATATTTAAAATATCCTACATCTAGTATTCCATTGTTTTCTTGGTGTTCTAACTGATCAATTCGTTTTATTACTGTTTCTGTGTTAAAATAACATTTTCCAGAAGCAATAAAAGCTTCATCAAGCGTACAAGGATACTCTTGTTTAATTACTTCTTTATCTATATACCCTTGATATTTTTTATAGTACCAGTATAATTGATTTTCATCTAATACTTTTTCATCTCTTAGCCATCTTAACCTGTCATATATCCATATACCTTTCTTTCTATCAATATCATTTAAGAACTTAGTCCTCATATTTTTGGTTTCAAAGTTCAATCTGTATTCTCTTGTTTTCCACCATTCAAAGAAACAATTTATATGCTGTCCTGATTTCCACATTTCTCTATAATCATTGAAACCATTTGCAGTAGTTTCATATATTTTTATTGCATTTTGTGTAAATGTTTCTCCTAAAGACGCTTGTATCCTTGATATTCCATCTTTCCAAAACGCACATTCAGAGCCATGAAAGAAGTTGATTGTCCTTGAACGACCAACTTCTTTAGTTGCAGTATCAACACTCCAACTACTATTTAATTTTTCAAACAATAACTGTCTCTTTGAGTTATATTTTTCAGTGGGTTTAATCATTTCTGGTAATCTATTATATATAAATTTAGCCTTATTTTGAAAAATAGCCTCTGTATTACTACTCTTATCAGCTAGTGTTAAACCTTCAAAATTATGTCTCGTTATAGTAGCTGCTAATTGATACGCAGTTATTAATGTTGTAAAACCTTGTTGTCTTCCCTTTAATACTAGCAATGATATTGATGTAATCAACCCTTGCTCGTAATCTTCTATGGCCTTATTCAGAATATTTATAAACTCATGTTGAACTTCATTCAGAAAAAAAGGAACTACCTTCTTTTCCTTATCAACAACAGTAAAACATAGTTCTATTAATTTTTCTGGGTTATCAATTATCTCTTCCCTTAAAGTTTCATTATGTGTCAATTCATAAGCAACGCCTAAAACAAACCTATCATCTTTTTTTATGTCATGATGGGTATCCCATTGAATCTTTCTTCTATCTATTAAAAAATCAGCTGTTATCTTAATCATAATACATCTTCTAATTTTACAACCTTTTCAGTTATCTCTCCAGATAAGTTTACATCTTGCTTACTAGACCACCCAAAATTATTCTCTAAAACAAATTTAGCTCCAGACGTTTTTCCTGAATCATATAAAGATTTTTCTGCGTATTCTTCAACTCGTTGTTTGGCAACCTTGATTATTTCTGCATATTCAGTATCACCATATAATTTTTCGTACCTTCTTAATGTTTCAGTAGACAATCCTAAATATATGGCTAGTCCAGATATGGTATATGGCCTATGTTCTTGAAAAGCCATACCAAAATATTCTTCTACTCTAGCTTGCAACTCATCTGGTGTCTTATATTTACATCTAGAATTAGCTTGTAAATATTCTTGTTTTAGTTTTTCTTCTCCAATATTCTCATTATAAAACTGCACATTAAACACCTACTTTTTATTTACACAATTTGCTTTTGTATTTGTCACTTTGTTATGTATTTTTTCATAGTTTATTTCTTCTTTTTCACATCTACTGTTATATTTGCATTGTTCACATCTATATTTCATACAATTAAAAAAATCAAACTTTTCTTTCATAACTTGACTATCTGTTGTAATTAAACAAATTACAGCAACTCCTCATTCGTATTTTTACATACACTAAGCAATGATATAATTATAAAATATATACTTATTAATATTCAGAGATGTCTAACATCTTTACTTTCTATTAACTCGCATTTTATGTTATATCACTGCTTACTATATAAGGTAGTACATTTTAGCCTACTACCTTAAAAGCTTAGTACATTTCTATTTATATTTTCTAATGCACAAAAAGGTTAAGACTTAAACTAGAATTGCCTTTTATATATTCTCAAAGGAGATATGCCTAGTAGCAACACATATATATTAACTGTATCTAGTATTAGTTAATAACTAATTATTTGTAAAAATTTCTCCACTTTGTGTATCATAATATTTAAAGAAGTTCATACACCAAGCAGTTACTATTTTTACTTCTTTATTCATACAATGAACACAATTTTCATCATATGCTTTTGTATAAAAAGCTAACTTATTATCCAGATTTTCATATCTATTTACTATTACTTCAGTAGACTTTTGTCCTGGTACAGTTACTTCTATTGCTATATCCGATTTAGTTAATTTAGCTGTATCAAATATACTTATTAAGTTTTCTCTTTTCATCTTTTCCTCCTTCCCATAAATAATAGAGCCTATCTTTTGATAAGCTCTTATTTATATCATTTTAATTTCAATATCTTCAAGTCCCTCTAAGATAACATTTTCTATATTTGTAGGATATATATCTCCATTTTCGATCTTTATATCTTTATCAATTTTTTTACCATCATCATCTCTGCATTCAAACATGATATTTTGGATATTTTTATAGTGTCTTTCTTCATGAATTTTATCAAAGTTCATAAATACAGTATTCTGATTCACTTCTTTAATTTTATTTTTTGTCAACTCAAATCTATCAAATTCTATTTTTTTATCAAGTTTGCTAAGCTCTTCTATTTTTTTACTTAGATATTCTATATTCAACTGTCCTAAACATATTAATTTCTTTTTATTTATTTTTTCTAGCTGTTTATTGCTTTCAATAAAATTATTTTTCCATGTTTCATTAACCTTGTTAAATTCCAGCTCTTTTATTTCTTCTTCTAGTTTATCTTCGAAATATATGTACTCAAATGAATCTAATATCCTTGTGTATTTTTCTATTTCTTCTTTTATATCAGCTTTTAATTCTGTTATTCTTTCTTTTTTTTGCAAAAAAAATGTTATAATAGCAATTACCATGCTTAAGATAGCTCCTGTAGCTATCCCTAAAGCTAAATTCCATAAAAATTCATGTTCAAAAACCTTAAAATAGTAAGCACCAATAAGACATATAACTGATATAATTAAGCAACAAATTCCTATTATTTTGTTTTCTTTCATATAAGTTCCTCCTTTTTATAAAGGAATTATATCATAAAAAAATAAAAATGTTGTCGAAATACGTCGAAAGAGCCAACTTTTTGTTAGCCCTTTTCTGTTTATATAGTCCTACCTATCTATCCACGATACAATTATAACACGTTTTTTTGACAAAAAAGTCTCATTTTTGTCTCACTTTTGGCTCACTTTTTTTATTTCTTTATGTACTGCATATACAAGCTCGCTATGTCTACGCTTATATGTTCCTTCTGACATACCTTCATTTATGATGTCCCACTTATCTTGTCCTAGTTGATATTGATGTTTAAATATGTATTTTGCATTCTTGCTGATTAGCTCTATTGCTTGATTCACAATCTTTATTTCTTTTGATGCTTCCTTAATATTTGAATCTTCTTGTAGCTTAATAACACTGTCTAATACTCTATCTGATGTTGAGTATGGAGCTTTTGGCATTCCATCTACATCTACAGCACATAAACTCATTATATCATCTCTTATATTCATCAACTTAATTTGATTGTAATTATATCTCTTTAAGCAACCTTTTGCTTCTTTGTATTCTTCTTTACTAAGCTTCATTTGTACCTCCTACAATTATATCTTTACATTCTCTGGATGCACGCTCTTCTTGTCCGGACTAACTTCCTCTTTAATAACTCCCAATTGATACAATGTAAATGTTTCTTTGAATCCATATTTCTTATTTTTATACAGAAACGTTGTTTCATTGTTTCTTTTTACGAACTCATATTCTTGTTTATTCTTTATTATTGTTTTAGGTATCTTCATATGTTTTCGTCTTTCTTTTTCAGATTTAATACATTTTGTACTTATTTTTGAGAACTTCACTTAATTTTTTATATAAACTTTACTGTTTTTGTTTGTTTTGTAATTTATAATAATTCTTGTAATGTTTTTATTCTTTCGTCAGTTCTAATTTCTAAACACCATAACACAGTTTCCTCTTCCTTAGTTTTTGATTTTTCTCTTCGTTTAGATATATCTTCTAATTTACCTTTCAATTCTTCTATCTTGTCTTTTATTTTTTGAACTGGAATATAATTTTCATAAATTATTTGTTCTGCTTTTTGTTGTTCTTCTGCTCTCCCTTGTATATAAGCATCTTGTTGAATATTTCTATATTTAGTTGCTGTCATTTCATCTAAATTTGGTGCTTTCGCTATATATTCTTTTAGGCTCTTGTTTTCAGTTTCTAATTCTTTACACCTTGTTATTGCATTTTCTTTTCTGTCTAATTGTTCATTTCTTACTAGGTGTATTTCATGTTCTGCTTTATACATGTTTTTATATCTATTTGCCTCTTTAAATACTCTTTTATAATGTGATAAAATATGCTGCAATATTCTAGCAAGCTCTACAATTTCTTTATTGTAATATCCATGCCAGCCATTTTCTTCTTTATATTCTTTATCTGTTTTTATAGATTTTATAAAATGTTCTGCATTTTTTATATCTTCTTCTATACTATTTTCTTTCACTTAATTCCACCCCTCTTTTACCCTTTTGTCGTAAAATTCTTCTAACTCTTGGCATTTTTTCTTTATTTCTTCTGATATTCTGCTTATATTCTCTTTTATATTTTGTA